CGTAAAGTAAACATCCCGTTTTCTGCGTATGGTTTTGGTAATGCGGATCACATTCGTGACAAAGATTTTCCTGAAGAAATCGTTGTAGACCCTACACACACTTACGGTTGCTTTAGTGAAAATGAACGTGAAATGTGGCTATCGTCGGTGTATCTGCGTGAGATGATTAATTCCAAAATGAGTAACTCAGAATTTTCAAAAGCGGTAAAAAATATTCTGTGTCTCATGGATGCATGGTCGTGCCGTTACGGTAGTCGTAGTAACTTCTTTCGTCCACCTTCAGATTCATTGTCGAATACACCAATGACTGAGGCATTGATTGCTTGTCAACCATTGATCAACGAATTCAAGACAGTCAACAATCTTGATATTGTGAATCTGTGTGTGGTACATGACGGTGATGCTGATGAAATTCATTCGTTTAACGCAATAGGTGCATCATACAACCGATCCTTCTTTAATGCAGACTATCAAAATGTTTTTCTGTGCGATAAGAAAAACAAAATTCAGCAAGGAGTTTCAAAAAAAGAAGATGGTGTTCGAATTGCAATTGCTAACTGGTTGACAAAAACAACTGGTGTAAAAATCATTGGCTTCTATCTTGCAACAAACTCGGCAATGAAAGGTGCAGTGCGCCGCCGTTTGTTCAATACTGAACTCAATGAACTACGCAAAGATGAACGAGCAAATTACTATCAATTGAAAGAGGCGTATTCAAAGTATATCAAGGTTCTACGTAAAGAAAAGTTTTTAGAATCAAAGAATGCTGGCTATGAATCATTCTTTCTTCTGCCTGGTGGTAATGAACTTGATATGGATGATGAAGATTTTGAAGCACCATCAAAAGTTACCACAGCCACTTTGACTAAGGCGTTTTCTAAGTTTACCAAGAATCGTCAAGTCAATCGGGTTCTGGTTTCACGGTTCATCGGTATGATAGCAGTTTGATAACATACCGCTGCTTGACAAAGTGGCGGTATGTCTTTATAATGGTAGTTCCTAATGTGATGGAGAATTTATATTATGACAAGTCGTGCTGACAAACGCCAAGCGTTTCTTGATGCTATTATTGCAACTGGTAAATCTGAAGTAACATTGTCAGAAGTGAAAGACATTGCCGCTGATGCTGGTCTTGCGATTCCCTACTGGTTCACCAATGATGAGTCTAATAAGGTCAAGCGTGGTGTGTATCGTGTTCCTGGCGCCTCTGGTGCTGCTCCTGCTATCAGTATGGTGGCACAGGTTATACCTATGAGTAAGCCCGAACCAGTGCAAGGTAATCGCATTGCAAATGTGACAACAGACCTTGAAATTGAGAATTTAATTCCTTCTCAATATAGCAACTATGTTCCTTTTGGTAACTTTGAAGATGTATTGTCAATTGTTAAATCAAATCAATTCTTCCCTGTGTTCATCACTGGTCAATCTGGTAATGGTAAAACAATGTCAATCGAACAGGCTTGTGCCAAAGCAAAACGTAAATTTGTTTGCGTATCAATGACACCTGATACTGATGAGGGCGATTTGCTTGGTAACTATGTTCTAATCAACGGTCAAATGGAATGGCGTGACGGTCCAGTTACCGTTGCCGCCCGCCAAGGTGCTGTTCTCTGTATTGATGAGATTGATTATGGCGCACAAAATCTGTCGTGCTTACAACGGGTGCTTGAGGGTAAACCTTTCTTGCTAAAGAAAAAGAATGAACTGGTTTCACCTGCACCTGGTTTTACCGTGTTTGCTACTGCAAATACAAAAGGTAAAGGCTCTGAAGATGGTCGTTATATGTTTACCAATGTGTTGAATGAAGCCTTCCTTGAACGTTTTCCTAATACAATGGAACAGGAATGGCCACCAGTAAAAGTTGAAGAGAAAATCATCAACAAAGAACTTGATTTTGTCGGCCGTTCTGATGAAGTGTTTGCCAAAAATCTAGTGTCGTGGGCAAATGTAATTCGTAATACGTTTGCTGATGGTGGTTGTGATGAAGTTATCTCTACCCGCCGTCTGGTTCACATTGTCAAAACTTTCGGTATCTACGGTGATAAGAAAAAAGCGATTGATTATTGCTTGAATCGTTTTGATGCTGATACTAAGGCAACCTTCTTTGATCTGTATACTAAGATTGATGCTGGTATTGATGTTAATGCGGCCGCAGAAGAAACGCCTGCTGAATCTGCCAAAAATACGGAAGAAATTCCGTTCTAAGGTTATCTTTCACTTTTGCCTGAGGGAGTGTTGACACACTCCCTCTTTTTTTTATATAATGTTAAACATGTAGAGAAAAGTCGCCTCTACAAAATCCTTTTTTTGTGCGACTATTTTAATGGAGTAATTTGAATGTCTGCTAAAGATAAAATTCTAAAATACCTTTCTAAAGAAGGTCCTTACAATACATTGACCGTTGCACAGGCAAAATCGCGTTTCGGTATTGCTAATGTTGGCGCACGAATTGAAGAACTTCGCGCAGAAGGACATTGCATTTATACCAACAAGAAAACTCTCAATGACGGTCGAACAATTACCTATTATCGTCTTGGTAAACCAACAAGAGAGATGGTCGCAATGGCACATGCGGTTCTAGGTGGTCAAGCATTTGCCTAAGAAAGGCTAAAAAGGTTGAGTGAGAGCATATATATAATATGTGTTCTCACTTTTTTTCATGGGTAAATTATGCAGATACAAGTCAATCTTGAAGAACTAAGAAAAAATAAATTGTTCGTGGCTACACCAATGTATGGTGGTATGAATCACGGACTCTACATGAAATCATGTCTTGATCTACAAACCGTAATGATCAAATATGGCATTGAAGTCAAGTTCTCATTTCTCTTCAACGAATCACTCATCACAAGAGCAAGAAATTATCTTGTAGATGAATTTCTACGCACAGACTATACACACTTAATGTTCATCGATTCTGATATTCATTTTGATCCGAATGATATCGTTGCATTGATGGCACTTGATAAGGATGTAATTGGCGGTCCTTATCCTAAAAAATCAATCAACTGGAATAACATTGCTGAAACAGCAAGGCGCAATCCAGATTTAAATCCACGTGAACTTGAAAATCTTGTTGGTGAATATGTGTTCAATGTCGTAAAAGGCACACAACAATTTCAAGTATCAGAGCCTCTTCAAGTAATGGAAATTGGCACAGGTCATATGATGATTAAACGTCATGTGTTTGATAAAATGGCCGAAGCGTTTCCACAAATTCGTTACAAACCAGATCATGTTGGTCAAGCACACTTTGATGGTTCACGATACATTCATGCATACTTTGATACAGTGATTGACACTGTTGATAGTTATACAGGTGGTGGTTCTGATCGTTATCTATCAGAAGACTATATGTTCTGTCAGATGTGGCGCAAGATTGGTGGTGATGTTTGGCTTTGCCCATGGATGAAGACTCAGCACATTGGCACATACGCATTTACTGGTAACATGCCCGCTGTTGCTCAGTATACAGGCCGTTTGTGATTGAATACAAATATAGTGAAGACCGTATTCTTAAAGAGTTGAAAGAATACGTTGATAAGACATACGGTCAACACTACTCTCAAAACAAATTTCAAGCATCAGAATTCATCATGGATAGTGGGCACGGTGAAGGATTCTGTATTGGAAACATTATGAAGTATGCACAGCGTTACGGCAAAAAGAACGGCTATAATCGTGATGACTTGATGAAAGTTGTTCACTATGCTATAATGGCCTTACATAATCATGATATGACAAGGAAATAAATTATGAAACTCTCTGGTGATACACTTAACATCCTTAAAAACTTTGCAACAATCAATCAAGGTATTCTTTTCAAGAAAGGTAAGACACTTCGCACCGTTTCTGCACAAAAGAATGTCATGGCTGAAGCATCAATCTCGGAAGAAATTCCAACTGAGTTTGGTGTATATGATCTTAACAACTTTCTGTCTGTGTTGACTCTTCACAAAGATGATCCTGTGATTGAGTTTGATAACAGCAATGTTCTTATCTCTGGTCTACAGGGTCGTAGTAAAATCAAATATCGTTTTTGTCCATCAAATTTGATTGTTGCTGCACCAGATAAGCCAGTTACAATGCCTGATCCTGAAGTTAGTTTTGAACTGAAGCAAGAAGACTTTGATTGGATTATGAAGGCAACTAGTGTTCTTTCTTCAACTCATGTTGCAATTGAATCTGATGGTCAAAAGATTTATGCGATTGCACTTGATATGTCAAATGACGCAGCACACACTGACGCACTTGAAATTGGTCAGGGCAACGGCGACAAATACAAAATGATCTTCAAAATCGAAAACATCAAAATGATTTCTGGTTCATACGATGTAAAGATTTCATCAAAGGGCGTTTCAAATTTCAAAAACAATGCCGTCAATTTGCAATACTGGATTGCAACTGAAACTGGTTCAAAGTTTGAAAAGGCTTGATCATGAATAAGTTTATCTACTTCACAAATGCGGAACCAACATTTGATGGTCAATCCGTAGCCATCAATAGAGATGCGGTTGTCTCTGTGTTTGAATTGAATAGCCCTAATAAAGAAATTAGTCCTAGAACTATTCTACAGGGTGTTGATGGCGTTAGTTGGCAAGTAAAAGAAAATTACTTGGAAGTTGTTGCAAGATTGAACGCTGACTGATATAATATTACATTATGATTTTTGTGAAAGGTAACCATGGAACATCTTCTGTGGACAGAAAAGTATCGCCCTCAAACGGTATCAGATTGTATTCTACCAGAAAGATTGAAAACAGTCTTTCAAGAATATGTGAATCAGAAACAGATTCCAAATCTGCTACTGTCTGGTGGGGCAGGAGTGGGCAAGACAACAATCGCCAAAGCCATGTGCAACGAAATCGGTTGCGACTACATGGTAATCAATGGTTCTGATGAATCTGGCATTGATACATTCAGAAACAAAATCAAGAACTATGCATCATCAATGTCATTGTCTGGTGGTCGTAAAGTCATTATCATTGATGAAGCAGACTATCTAAATCCAAACTCAACACAGCCAGCACTTCGTAATGCAATTGAAGAGTTTGCATCAAACTGTTCATTCATCTTCACTTGTAATTACAAAACCAAAATCATTGATCCGTTGCACAGTCGTTGTGCTGTAGTTGATTTTGGTTTGAAGAACGGTGAGAAAGCGCAAATGGCAACTGCGTTTCTCAAGCGTATTGATTACGTGCTTGATTCGGAAAAAGTTGAATATGATAAGAAAGTAATTGCTGAACTTATCAAGAAACATTTTCCAGATTTTCGTCGTGTTATTAATGAACTACAACGCTACTCTCAACTCGGCAAGATTGATGTAGGCATCCTCTCTCAGATTGGTGACATCTCTATCACACAGATTGTCAAACATCTGAAAGAAAAAGACTTTACATCCGTCCGCAAATGGGCAGCGACAACTGAAATTGATAACACGACATTCTTCCGCAAACTTTATGATTCATTATATGATGTCATAAAGCCACAAAGTATACCACAGGTCGTTATCATTCTTGCTGACTATCAATATAAGCAGGCGTTCGTTGCTGACAACGAAATCAATCTTGTTGCGTGTCTGACAGAAATCATGGCAAATGCAGAGTTTAAATGAAACACGATCAAAATATTGTGTCGTTAAATGAATTTTTTGAAGACGGCGTTCTTGAAAAATATA